TGGACATCGACCGCCGAGCCCGAGCTGACGTCGATGTTGCCGGCGGCGAAGCCCGCCCGCTGCGCGCCGATCGCCGAGCGCACGCGGGTCCGGAACCGTTGCTCCTCGTCCTGGCCGCGCACGATCGCATCCTCGGCTTGCAGCGTCGCCACCTGGGCGTTGAAGTCGGACAGCTCCGCCTGCGACTCGGCCGCTTCGCGCTGCGCCGTGCCGAGCCGGGCGGCGGCGTTGCCGCTCTTGATCGTGCCGACCGCCTTGATGGCGGCGCCACCGATCGCGAGCCCGAGCATGATGGACGTGAACGCCGCCATCGGCTTACCCCTTTGCCTTGTAGAGCCGATCGGCCGCCGAGCCGCGGTCGGTGTCGGCTTCGAGACAGAGGTCGGTGATCTGGAGCGACAAGCTGCGTTGCTCGCCGCCGCCGGCGTCGTCGCGCACGCTGACCGATTCGACCTGCACCCGCGCCTCGATCAGCATCGTCGTGCCCGCCTTGGGGAGCGCCTCGAGCTTCAGCTTCGCGAGGATCGTCTCGTCCAGGTTCAGCGTCAGCCCCCACGGGTAGGCCGGGCCGTCGTCGGTGATCGCCGAGGGCGATACCTCGTTGCGCTTCCGGCGATCCGCCTTCGTCAGTTTCATGCTCGTGAGTTTCGACATCAGCCCCCCACAATCAAGTTCGGCAGCACGCCGATCACCATCAGCGGCAACGGCTCATCCTGCCGGATGAACACCCGCCCGTGCTCGTTGAACGTCGCCGAGAGCTGCATCTCGACGTGGCCGGTGTGCTCGTCGCCGGCCGGGTCGAGCGTGCTGACTTCGTAGCGCGTCAGGTTCGACGTGTCCGGCCCGGCCTGGAACGTCCGGCTCGAGCGATCGACGATCAGCGTCAGGGTGCCGACCCGCTTGAACTTGTCCCGCACCGCCGAGCCGTGCGTGTCGAGGTTGAGCGTCTCGAGGTCGCTGGTGAACGGCAGCCCGACATGCACGTTGCTCGCGGTCGCCGGCGCGATCGAGACGGCGCCGCCGGCCACGACCGCGGTGCCGACGTAGTCGCCATCGGCGACGATCGCCACGGTCTTGCCTTCCAGGTGCGACAGCCCGCTGAACACCGAGGCCGGTGCCCCACTGTAGCTGAGTCCGCTGTCGACGAAGAAGCTGTCGGGGTTGAAGTCGAGGATCGTGCGCGTTTCGAGCCGCTCGATGTAGCGTTTGTTCACGCCGCCGATCGTCCGCATCACGATCACGTAGACCGCATCCTCGTCGCCCTCGGGCACGACGCACACCTGCTCGAACGCTCCCTGCGTGTCGTGGCGGTGCCAGCCCCACACGTTTTGCTCGCGCAGGTAGGTGAGGCCCAGGAGGATCCCATCGTCGCGAATGAGCCACACGATCGAGTCGGGCGTCAGCGCGTAGTCCATCCGATCGATGACGTGGCCGTCGAACAGGTGCGCCGCGAACACCGTCAGGTCGCGCCCGGCCAAGCCCTCGACCTCGTTCTCGAAGCGCGCGTCGCGCAGGATCGAGCCGCGGGATTGCAGGTAGATGACCGAGTTGCCGGCCACAATCGGCCGCACGTCCGGCGCCGCGCCGACGTAAATCTCCTGATCCGCGGGCAGGTTCGACGGGGTCAGCTCGATCTTCGGCTGGCCGACCGTCCAGCCGCCGGCGTCGGTCAGCACCAGGAACGTCTTCAGCCCGAGCATGTGCCGCACCGGATGATGCTGGTCGCCCATGATGCGGAAGCTGAGCGCGTCGTCGTCCTGGAGCGGCGAGCTGATCCCGAAGTTGTTCGGGAAGCCGGTCCTTGAGCCTTCGATCTGCTCCGGGGCCGCGATGCTGCCGGCAAAGAAGCGGCGCTGCTGATAGTAGGTCGCGACGTGCGGGCGCGTCTCCGCACTCACGAACGGGGTCCGCGGCAACGGGGGGGTGATGCCGAAATCCGGCACGAACCCGACGTCGTGAAAGGTCGGGGTGTCGCTGGTGCCGATGAACCCGTAATTGCCGTTCGTATACGGGTCGAGGTAGACATACCACTCCACGACGCCCGCGGCGGCGTCCCAGGTGACAATGTTCGGCGCGTCCGGTGTCGGTTCGTCGGTGGCGTTGGCGAACCCGCTGGGGTCGCTCGGCAGGCTCTCCTCGTAGGTGTCGATCGCCGCCGCCGTGACCTTGTAGGCGTAGGTGCGCGTGCCCGCGACGCCCACGGTCGAGGCGACGTTCTCCGGCGCCGGCAACACCGGCTGGGTCGTGACGAGCCGGAGCACCCAATTCGTCAGCGAGAAAAAAATCAGCTCGCGCGGATCGTGCAGCTTGTGCGTCAGCGTGATGACGTTGCCGCTTTGCACCCAATTGAACAGGCCGCCCGTCGTGTAGGGCGAGGGGATCTCGTAGATGTCGTCCGTCAGGGGATGCCAGTAGGTCGCGTTCGGCGGTTGCTGGTTGGTGTGCGCCAGGACGCAGTAGTAATTGATCCCGAGCCGTGAGACGAGGTCGCCCTCGACGTAGGCCGTCGCGCCCGACCAGGCCGTGCCCGGCGCCGCCAGCGTCACCGGCCCCCCGTTCAGGAAAAACCGAAAGTACCCGATGCCGGCTTCAATCAGGAGGCTCTCGTTGACGTTCTCAGAGACGTAGCGCAGCAGCCGTTTGTTGGCGTCGTCGGTCTTGCAGGCGCTCGTGAACCGGAACCCCGGCCGGTTGGCCGCGGCGCCGTGCCGGAGCACCAGGAAGTTCCGGCACGTCTTCGCCGCCTCGGAGTATTTCTCGAGGTCCGCGCGCGCGTGCAGCGCCGGCGCCCACTCGCCCGCCGCGAAGCTCCGTTGAATGACGCTCTCGGGCATGGTTCAGGTCTTTCAGAACCCGATCGATCGGCGCAACGGTCTGCCTGAAGCGTCATAGAGCACAGGCGCAGGTTCGTCCACCGTCACCGGAGCCGGAGCCGGGTCAGCTTTGAATTGGGTGTCACACGTCACGTTACCGGGGTGATACCCTTCCGCCATTTTCAGCACGGGTTGAGTGGCCGGCGTCTTTTTCGGCATCAGCGCCCTCGAATCCATTCGGCATCGACCGGGTCTTCGGGCTCGGCCTCGTTGGCGTCCTGGATGCGCGCGCGCTCGAGCACCTGGCGATACATCGTCTGCGCGTAGCGCACCGCCTGGGCGCGCATCGCCGCCTGGTTGGGCTTGTGGCTGATGCGCTGCTTGGGATCCGGCGGCGCGTCCGGCCCGCGGCCGACCTGCTCGGGATGCGCCGGATCCACCTGCGCGAGCGACGGGGCGAGGGCCGCCGCCAGCCGCCAGGCCAGCGCATCCCGAAACAGCTCATCGCCCTTCTGCACCGCGCACGCGATGCGCGCGGTGTATTCCAGCGCCGGGTCGACGACGTCGGTGAACAGCAGATCGCCGGTCGCGTCGGTGCCGACTTCCCAGGGCGGCGGCGAGTCCTCGAACTTGCGCCCGGTGCCGGCCGCCACGAGCCGACGCGCCATCACGTAGTCGGTCGGCAGCCGGTAGCTGTATTGCCAGTCGGGATTGGCCGCGACCGTGGTCGTGCCGGCCACGAGCACCAGCGCATCGTCGTAGCGTTTGGCAAACTTCCAGGGGTAATCACGCAGCGACGCGCGGATCTCGTCCTCGAGGATCAGGGTCGCCGCGACCGCGCCCCGGCTCTGGTCCGTCGCCAGGTTGATGATCGTCTGCGCACCGATGCGCAGCAGCCCGCGGTTGACGGCCTGGATGTTGGCGGTGACGCACACCGCGGCCAGGTCGGGGCTGGCGGGGTCGGCGGCCGGGCGCCGGCCGGGCACGCCGGGCTTCCGGATGGCGTTCGCCAGCTCGAGGCACTTTTCATACTCCTTCTGGCAGCGCGCCGCGGGCTCGTCCATCCGCGTCAGCGGCGGCGCCAGCACCGCGCCGAGCTTCCACTTCAGCGTCTCGATGAACAGCGCATCGCCCAGCACCGCGACGCACCCCGGTCGGCAGGTGTATTCGAGCACCGCGCCGGCTTCGTTGGTGAACAGCAGCCCGCCGGCGTCATCGCTCGACATCATGAACGCCGGCGGCTCGGGATCGACGCCGGTGCCGCGCGACACCACCAGGCGGCGCGCGAAGACACAGTCGCTCGGCAGCAGGTAGGCATACGTCCAGTCGGCGTTGTTGGGCTGATTGGGCGCCAGGGTCAGCGCCCGGTAGCGCGTCGCGAACGGCCACGGGTAGGCGTGCAGCACCGTCCGCACCGTGTTGTTGAACACCGTGCGCGCGACGACCGCCTCGCGCGTCATCTGCGTGCAGTAGTCGGTCAGGAGCCGACTGACGCCGATCTCGAACAGGGCGAGGTTGACCAGGCTGGTCGTCTCGGTGACGCAGGTCGTCAGTTCACCGGGCAGGCACTCGCCGCCGGGCGGCTGCGTGGTGTCGTAGGTGCACGGCAGCAGCGCGCCGTAGTTGTTCGCCGCGGGATCGTCGCACGTCGTCGACTCCCCCGGATCGGGGTCGAACACGCAGACGCCGAACTCCCCGAAGTTCGTCGCCTCGGGGTCGAGACACACGCCCTCGGGGATCTCGGGCTCGACCGGCAGGAACTCGCCATTACACGAAAAGCCGTTCTCGCACGCCACCGTGCCGCCCGGCAGCAGGAACCACGAGTAGGTCACGCCGGTGGCGTTGAGGAGGATGCCGACCGTGAAGGTGTCGATCCCGCCGGCGGTGATGCCGGTCGTGGCCTGATTGGCGCCGGTCCAAATGACCGACGTCGTGCCGGTGTTCGAGGGGTCGCGCACGATCGACGCCTGGGCGCCGTGCGGCGTGACGCTGACCCAGAGCGGGCGGAGCCCGATCGGCCCGAACGCAATCGTCCGCGAGGCCGTGCCGTCGCCGACATAGGTGCCCATCTGCACCGTCTTCGACGTGCCGGCATCGCCGCTGCCATCGTCGCGCCGCCAGAGCGCATAGGCCACCGTCAGCGCGGCGCTGACGGTCGCGGCGGGCAAGGTCGTGAGCGCGCCCGCCGCCCACGACAGGAAGTTCAGCGTCTCGGCCGCCCCCGGCAGGCTCGAGATGCCATCGGCGGCGTGCCCCAACCCCTTGAAGTAGCCGCCGCCGGCGGCGCCGCCGCCGGGCGACGCCTCGTATTGCACGAACGCCGATTCGGGGGCGAAGTCCGGATTCGGCAGCGCGTGCACGTCGGTCGCATCGACGCCGCCGATGGCGAGGGCGCCGGTCTGGAGGAAGCGCGCGGCCGGGTCGCTGACCGCTACCCACTGATAGGTGCTCCCGGTCGCGTTGATCACCGACATGGCGCCGGTGATGCGGAGGATGGTGCGCTGTTCCTGATCGTCTTCGGCCCCGGCGCCGACGAAGGTCGGGTCGATGAACGCCTGCACCGGGCACGTCGGATTGAGGAACTGGTTGATGCCCTGGTGCGATCCGATCATCGACGAGAACCAGAAGCCCGGCGCGTTGGTGACGGTGCCGACCTTCCGCACATAGAACCAATGCACCGGCAGCCGGAAGATCAAGTCGTGGCCGATGTCGTTGCCGGCGTAGGTGCCCGAATGGATGATGTAGGGTCCAGGCACCTTCAGGTCACGCGCCCACGGGCTCTCGGGGTAGGGGTTGTTGTGCGTGCCGCGCACCCG